TGTCAATAGTCACCCAACGATCTGCACCAGTTTGATTGTCCCAACGCTTGATAACTGGATATATTTCTAAGTTGCTGGTATCAATCCAAAGATCGCCATACACAATCGGAGTGTTATCACTTTGCTGAGTTGGCTCAGTGGGACTCACAATTGGACCATTTGGGTCTGTCACTGTCAGATTGAAACCACGTGTGTCATTGTCAACTGTGCGATATCCGACCCAGGCGCCATCATTCAGAATCATGATGTCAACTTGATTCGTAGCACTGTAATACCACTTACGGCCATCAACTGGGTCTACACTAGGTGCTGCATCGCTAGCAGTGTAAACCAGGGCTGCAAAGTTTGAGAAGTACAATCCATCTCCATCTTTACTAGTCATCACGCCGTCAGCTGGTGCTGTAAATCCAGCATCTGCAATTGGTGTGCCGGTTGTGTCGACCACCAAAATCACACCACCTTGACTATGCACAAAATTAATTGTGCCAGTGCTGCTGATCACAGCTGACACATATGGCACGGCTGCAGCACTCACCGCAGCAGAGAAGTTTGCTGCGGTGCCAGTACCACCGATAGTGACTGTAACTGCGTTAGACAATGTTGCAGAACCAGCTGAACTAGCCTGAAGTGTAAATGTCTCGCCAACAGTAAATGTTGGGTTAACAACTGTGCCCGACACAATTGTTTGGCCAGATGCATAAAATCTAAACGGCTCTATTGTAGCAGTTGGCATTTCAAGATTATTGACCAGCAGGGTAGTTGCATTTGATTCAGCCCAGAGAGTTTCAACTGGGATATTTGCGCCACCAGCTGATGGATCAAGTCCATAAATCATTGCTTCTGGAGTAAGATATACCGGAGTGTCAACCACAAAGAAATCTCCAAGCACGTCATCGTATCTCTTAACTACCAGCTTGGTGCCTAAGTTAGGCTCATTCAACTGGATGAACACAGATCCAGTTGGGCGTGGAGTTGTATCAGTGCTTCTCCACCGCGGAACTTGATAGCTGTAGCCTTGCAGCAGTATCGGTGCAGAGTAAGTATCAGCAACAATGCCAAGCTGAGTTAACAATGTAGTGGTACTGGCTGTGCTAATCACAACAAGACCACCGGTGCCGCTAGACGCGTCGGCAGTAGCATCAGCATCTGCATAAATTTGCAAGCGGTTGCTTGAATCGGCCTCAGCAGTAACACCCGAAATAGCTGCCGAGTTGATTGCACCGACCAAGGACGCTAGTGTATCGGCACTCGGAACAGCAATTGATGTACCATTGATGATAATGACATCACCAGTGTTTAATACAGCGCCAGAGATTGATTCAGTACCTTGAATTGTGGGCCACGATGCTTGCCAAGTATCTCTACCAACCAGAATCCACTCGTTAGCTACAGTTTTGTAATAAATTGGATTCTGAGTATTTGTGGTGTTAACTGCGTAATCACCAATACTACCAACATCTGAGCTCGGAATAGGATTGCCCTGAGCTGTGTCAGTAATAACAATAGGTGTCTTGTTAGTGAATGCACCAGTAGTTTGGTTCCATTCAAAGATCCCCCATTGGGTCTGCAGTGTATCAAGCCAATAAGTTCCTGCTGCAGGGTCACCAGTCGGGCGAACCAATGTTGCGGCCAGCTCAGTAAGATCAACGTTTGCACGTTGTACATAAGCACGATTGCTGATGCCCAGGACCGAATGTGCTGCTAACAGGCCATATTCATTCAGCTCGTAGCCATTGATAGGAGTGCCGTTGGCAGTTTTGTAGAAAAAAGGATTGCCAAAAGTAGCAGCCAAGTCTCGTTGACTTGTGACTAAGTACAATTTATTGGCATTAACTTCGAGCGTACCTGCTGCTACCCCAACGCCAGAGCCAGAGACTTTATCCTGGGCTGTGGCAATTAAGATGTAAGGAACCGAATTGGTCGGCCCTTGCAGATAGTTGCTTTCGTCAATAACGGTTACTTCTACGCCTGGTGATGTTAGTGCCATATAAATTATCCTTCTAAATGGTTATACGGATATTTACCGGATAGTCGGAAATTCAACTGGTTACGGAAGCCTTAATCAAGGTCCGTTACGGTAAATATCAATATGCGTCCACTATGTAAAGCCTGCAACAAACATCTAGCAGCAATCAATGGGTACCATAATAGCAAAATCTATTACAGAAGCCGTTGCAGCCCTTGTATACGGCGAGGACGCCAACAAAAAGTGCCCAAGCCCAGATGGCAATCTGCAGGGTATAAGAAAAAACCCACATGCGATCGCTGTGGGTTTCGTGCTAGACATCATAGCCAGCTAATGGTATATCACACCGATGGTGATCTAAACAACTGCGAACTAATAAATCTTAAAACAGTGTGTCTCAATTGCATTGTTGAGATTACAAGACTAGAGCTTCCGTGGCGGGCAGGAGATCTTGAACTAGATCCTTGACTCGATTGTGTAACATGTCAAGTGACTCATTGTTATCAATAATTCGGTCAAACTTGGTTCCGGCCCAACTGTATTCACTAGCATGCACAGCCGGATAAAGCTGTGGCATCATACCTGGATTAGTAACAGCCAACTCAGCCCAGACAGGTGCTACTCCTCTCTTAACACAAACAACAACACCACCTGCTGATTGTATAGCAGCAACTTCATTCGGGAATCGACAATCACTGATCACCGTGTTGTCTTTGATCTTACGAAGTTTGTTTTCAACACTAGCAGTCCAGATGTCTTGATGGAAGTGTCGACGAATTACTTCTGTTCCTAGATTCTGCATTGCCCATCGCGGGGTTAGATGCGGAATGCCAAGCCGGTCAGCCCACCAGGTATCTACTTGCTCTCTCCAGGTGCGGCTACTGCTGGTGCGGCCCTCAAGCATGGTTCGATCCCAGCCAAACACCGCAGCAAGTGTATCTTTAAGCGAAGATGCAAAGCTGTCTTGCCCGAAGCCATGAGAAGTCACTAGATAATCCGCAATAGTATCTTTCCCAGATCCAATTAATCCGCATATTCCGATGATCACAACTGTTCCTTGTTTACAGTAATTTAAACTATCGCCTTGACTTGTAAAAATTCCAGTGCGTCGTGCAGCAGATCTATCTGCCTACGGCAGTCTTCCAGCGCATGATGGCTAGCAGGGTACTTGTTTAAAGCAGGGCAAAGGCTGTACACAGTTCGTGAGTCTCGTACCGAATAGTACTTCCAGGGCATGTTGATGTTGTGGCTCTTGTAGGCGTGCTCCAAGATAGTAGCATCAAAAGTCGGCCCGAGCGCCCAAAAATGTTTGCTTTGCCAAATCAGCACGCCCAATTCTTCAAGAGCTTGTGCCAAGGGGATGCGGCCTTCTTCACCAAACGCTTCGTCCTTGGCAGCAGTAGGTTGAGTAGCCCACCAGTCAATAGTGCTTTGCTCGATATTTCGATCAGGCTGGCTATCAATGCTGATGCGAGCATAGTACGATCTAAGCTGTTTGTGCGGGCGCCTGACCAACGGATCAAAGCACTGGGCCGCAATAGTTAAAATACAGGCGTCGGGGCCTGTGCCACAAGTTTCAAGGTCTATCATGATATCTGCCATGCTGCATTATAGCACAGACAAGTGATAGAATCAAATTGATTATTAACCTATGATCACGGTTAAGGGCTGCGATCCATCCACATACAGGTACAGATCCGCAATACATCTATCCATCATAGCTTGGCCTTCTGATTTCATAGCAGTGCCGTTTAAGGTGCCGCCGCCCTGTGGACCGGCGATCTGCCCAAATTTCTCACGAGCTTCGCCGATAATGTACTTGGCTGCACCCACCATGTGATCCCGTACCCACTGGCTGATTTGGAAGTCAGCTAACATTGTAATTTCGGGTTTGAGATTATAGGACCAAAGCAACACCACTTCGCCAGTGCCTTTGGGGTCGCGGATCAGTTGAAGTTTCTTGGTTACTGGATTCCATGTATAGTTGATATAGCCGCCAAACATTCGGGCTGCTAGTTCAACATACTGCTGATAGAAGTCGTAAGTGGCCAGGCCACCTTGAG